GCTATTAAAGGCAATCCAACGTTAACACAAGAAGAGCTTGCGAGACTATTGAAAGTTGATATTAATAAAATCAAACAATCTATTTTCAGATTAAAAGAAAAAGGGTTGATTGAAAAGAACGCAAAGGCTTATGATATTACTGACAAAGGAATTGAAAAAAAAAGTGAGCCTATTAAAACGACTGAAATAAAAACAGTTTACAAATATGCGGTAAGAACACCAACACCACCATTGAAAGGAAAATCACGTAAATACTGCTCTGACTTAATGGCTATGAGTAAAGATAATCATTGGACGTATGAGCAACTTGAAAAGATGGAAAATGAGTTTGGATTTAACACATTTGATTACCGCGGGGGATGGTGGACCAACGCAAACACAGGAGAAACAACGCCATACTGCCGACATATATGGAAAGCTAAAACAATTAGAATAGACAAATAAGATGGATGCATTATTTATATCACAGCAATATTTAAAGGATAAATCTTTAATAAATGATAACACCGACTGGGAGCTATTGCAACCGTCAATAATCATGATCCAAGATTTGTATTTACAACAAGTTTTGGGGACACCTTTATTCGAAGATTTACAGGATAAAATAACTGCAAACACGTTATCAGTAAATGAAACTAATTTGATTAAAAAGTATATCCAGAAAATGCTTCATTGGTACATCTTAATGGAAGCGACAACCATACTTAAATACAGATACACCAACAAAGGTGTTATGGTCAAATCATCTGAAAATTCGCAACCTATCAGCGAAAGCGAGATGAAAGTTGTTAAGGATGAGTGGCGTTCAATCGGTGAGAGGTATGCTGAATTATTAACTAAATATTTAATCAAATATTCGTCAACATTCCCATTATATAATACTTATAATAGCGAAGGTATGAATAGGTCATTAACTAACTTATCAACGGGAATTTTTATGAATGATGACTACATTATTCGTAAAGTTAATCCAAGTGATAACGATCAATTAACTGACTTCGGATGGACATATTAATTTATGAGCAAAGCAAACGAAAAGAAAATAATAGAAAAATTAAAGGTTTTAAAGCCTACAGTATATGCTGACATTAAACCAAACGATAGAAATTTTAAAAAACTTTTCTTCAAAACACAAAAGCCTTAATAGTTTTTATTTCGGCGATAAATGGGAAGTTGGCGCAAGTAATCCGATACAATACCCATTGCTATGGTGTTCACTAACATCGTCATCTATTACTAACAATGTTATTGAACGTAAATTTGTCATTGATATTAGTGATAAGGTAAACCTAGACGAAAGCAACGAAACGCACGTTCTAAGTGATTGCGAGATGATAGCGTATGACTTACTTAACTATTTAGAACAAATATCAGACGCTGGAGAAATCGGCATTAAGATACAACCAAATACTTCATTGACTGACTATACGGAAGATAGGGATGACATGGTATCAGGTTGGTTCTTTGAAGTGTCTATTAGCTCACACGTTGGTAGTTATTCTTGTAACTTACCGATTAACAGCGGTAATATCTTTGATGGTAATTATATCTATATCGATGGCGAATACAACGTACAATGCGGTGACTTCGAGGTATTGATTAAGGACCAAAGCGGTAACACATTGCAAACATTTACAACTAGCGGAACATATACGGTTGAGGTATTACAAAATATAATTGATACCATCACAAATAACACATCAACAATTATTCAACCATTAACATAATATGGCAAACGTTAATATACAACTAGGTTACAAAGATTCTGCATGGTTCACGGCCAACGCTACACTTGTTTTGCTTGCTGGCCAAGTAGTTTATTTACAACAAACGGGGCAATATAAAATTGGTAACGGGGTTACTCAATTAAGTGCATTAGCTTTCTTAGGAAGCTCAGTAATTGCAACCGAAACACAACTTGTTACGGCTACAGTAGTAAACAAAACAGGGGTTAATTTATTAGCTTCAAACTACCAAGCTGTTAAGGTTTCAACAGCACAAGGCCAACGTTTAGCAGTTGATTTTGCACAAGCAAACAATGACAACAATAGTGCTGATACCATTGGACTTGTAAGAGAGAACATATCAAACAACCAAGAGGGTGACGTTGTTATATTAGGACAAATTATTGAAGTAAATACAACAGGAAGTTTACAGGGTGAAACGTGGACAGATGGGGACGTTCTTTATTTGTCGCCAACAACTGCTGGCAGAATAACTAACATTAAGCCTACAGGTTTAACAGGGCATATAGTGGTTATCGGATATGTGGAATATGCTCATTCTCAGCATGGGAAAATTTACACCAAAATTATGAACGGGTGGGAATTAATGGAGCTTCACGACACAGCCGACATAAGCTATACAACTCCTATTGATGCTGATAGTCTATTAATAAAAGATAGCACAGCTTCATTATGGAAACGATTAACATGGGCTAATTTAAAGACGTTAATGTTTACTATTCCATCATTAGTTATTCAGGCGGCTGGGGTTGCTATTACAGGTGTTCAATGGGTATTAGGTTCTAAACAATGGATAGGCGGTAATATTACTACTCAAAAAGAAATAGAGTTAACATCACCTAGTTATTCATTTACAACATCGTCAACAATTACCAACGCTTATTCAATGTATGTGAATGCGCCTACAGCGTCAACAAATGCAACGATTACAAACAATTATGCTATCGGTGCAAATGGGAACATTTTAATGACTAATAACAAAGCCATTCAGGTATTAGACGGAACAGGTACTCCTAGAAATTTAATTAACTATACATCTGCTGACAACATTAACATTAACGGTAAACAAGGCAGTTCGGATATATTTATTAATCCAACATCAACAAATAAAGGAATGGTGTTGAAATCTACAGGGACAATCGGTATCTACGGAGTGGCGACACCAACGGCACGCTTACACGTTGGGGCTGGAGAAAGCGGAGTTAATGCCGCTCCTTTGAAATTTACAAGCGGCACGAATCAAACTACTGCTGAAGCTGGGGCAATGGAATATAATAACACACTTCATTTTACTAATAACGATGCAACAAGGCGACACGTTGCATTAAGCCCAAACTCAACAAAAGTCACTGCTGGTGCGCCTTATACGAATGACGGATACATCACTTTAAACATAAACGGAATAGATTTTAAAATTTTAACAACTGCTTAATATGACACTAATTTATTTTAATGCACCTGACAAGCCTGAAAACATTGGCATTTCACAATTAACAAATGATTTACAATTATTCATTGATGAACGTTTAAATATATTCGTTAATTATGCTATTGTAGGCAATCAAATACAGTTTGACGTAAACGAAGAACAAAGAGGTTACGCTTTATTCTTTGATGTACCAAATGACTTTCAAAATTAATATCAATTAATAAATTATTTAATACTTAAAATAAAAGAATATGTTACAAGAAATAAATGACGCAATGGTTAACCGAATGGGTGGCTATGCTGGTTCTAAAACAGTTACAGGAACGGGAGCGCAAACAGGATTAAATTTCTCGCAATTTTACGTTCGTGAAGATACAGTAATCGGAACATTGACAGGTACTGATAATCAAACAAGTGCGACTTCTAACCTATTAACAACATTAGGAATTTCAGCGGTTACATTGAAAGCTGGTGAGTTACACGTTGCACCTTATGGCACTCGAATAAGTGCGGTTACGTTAACAAGTGGTTCTATTATTTTATATTAATTATGCGAATAGCTAGGGGCATATCAGTAACTAATACAAGTAAGCCAATAAGCACGGCAATAGCTTATGATGCGGATGCTACTGCTTTCTTTACAGCCGCAAGTATTACAGATACTACTCAAAAGAATGCTGTTAATACATTAGTGCTTAGTTTGAAATCTGCTAATATTTGGACTAAGATGAAAGCATTATATCCCGTTGTTGGTGGTTCTGCTTCATCGCATGCTGTTAATCTTAAACAACCAGGCACATATAATTTAACTTTTGCAACAGGTTGGACGCATTCAAATACAGGGATGACTCCGAATGGAGCGGCCTATGCTGATACAGGGTTGATACCTTCATCTGTTTTATCTATTAATTCAGCATCTTTAGGTTATTACGGTGGAAATAATACAGGTCAATCTTTTGATAAAACGGCTATTGGTTGTGCTTTAGCGGGTAGATTATTTGCTATAGAACCATCTTATACAGGTTTTGGTTTATTTGCTGATATAAATGATGGAAGCACAACATATACTGTAAATACTAATACTTCAGGCTTTATATTTGCTTCGAGATTAACGTCAACTCAAAAAATTATTTCATTGCGAGGCTCTCAAAATACAAAAACTGAAAATTCCATAGGCATTCCTACATGTTCAGTAGTAATAGGAGCACGGAACGTAAATAATACTATTGGTAATTATTCAACTATTCAACATCGGTTTGATTTTATAGCGAATGGATTAACTAATGTTGAATCTACTGATTTACATAATGCAGTTCAAACATATCAAACAAGTTTAGGTAGACAAGTATAATGGAAGGAAGAATAGTAACTAATCAACAAGCTGAAGAGCTACAAGGCACATTCATTGATGCTGATACTTTTTTGAATTTTGTCAAAGATATTAATGACATTTATTTTCTTTTTTTAAGTCAACAAGATGAAATGGATTTAGCAAATACACAATATGCATATTTGTTAGATATTTCTTTGAGTCCATTTGTAGCACCACCAACACCACCACGACCATAATATGTTAAATACTGAAAATGCAATAAAATTAGTTACTTTCGTTGCTGGCCTATCTTCAATGTACTACGCTATTAAATCTGATATAAGAGAGATAAACACCGAGAAACATTATGAGATTGAGCATTTACAGTATCAGATCAATGAGATTAAAACTAACTGTTGCGACGATACAAGGCGCAAATCATTTGCTATTGACATAAAGCAACCAGAGGCAGTTAAGCCAAAGAATGACATTGATGAAATGTTTTAAAAATGACTGAACGACGTTACAACTATTTATTTAAAAAAATGGAATTATATTTAAAACGAGAAACATTTACTGAAGAATCAACCATTGGTAAACTTAGTATTGATGGGCAATTCGAGTGCTTCATATTAGAAGATAAGGATAGAGGTCTAACAAGCACGATGACCATTAAAGAAATTACAGCTCGTAAAGTGTTTGGTAAAACATGCATTCCTTATGGACGTTATGAGATAGACTGGACCATGAGTGCACGTTTCAAAAAGATGATGCCTATTTTATTAGATACCCCTGGCTATACTGGCATACGCATACATACCGGCAACTCCGAAAAAGACAGTTTGGGCTGTTTGCTTCCAGGTAAGAAAAGAGCTAACAACATGGTTACTGAAAGTACAGCGGCAACTAACTTACTGTATAGTAAAATACAAACGGCAAAAAGCAGAGGAGAAAAAGTATTTATAACCATAGCGAAATGATTAAGAAATTATTAGCATCCTTAGATAACAGTAATTACGGATATAGCGCACGCAAACTGACTGCGTTTATATTAGTGTCACTTGTTGTTTTAGCGCACGTTAAATGGCTTAATTTAGGGGATTTAACGCAGTTAGGCGAAGTGTTAATCATTGACTATACATTTATTTCAGCATTATTCGGAATGACTACTTATCAAAAATTGAAATCAAATGAGCCTAAATAAATATTTGTCAATCGGTTTGTTTGCAATCATTGCGTTTATACTATTATTCCAAACATGTGGTAAAGATGAAGTTGTAAGAACTGAAAGGATAACCGACACGTTAATCGTGACTAAGCTAATTAACATTAACAAGGATAGTTTGAAAGTTGATAGCCTATTAAAATTAAAGCAAAGGGTAAAAATAGTTTACAAACACAGAACGGATAGCATCTACATAGTGGCTCCTGACACATGCAAGACATACATCACTATGTTAGTGAATAACTGCAATGAATATTTGAGCCTAAACGATAGCATTATTGAAAGTCAGATGTCATTGATTAATGAACAAAGGGACTTGTATCGCATCCAACGTGATCTGATCAACAAACAAAACGATATGCTTTATTCTGATAGCTTGCATATTGTTAAGTTAAATAAAAAAATTAAAAGAAAAAACATATCAATAGGCATTATTTCTGCCGTTGGGCTTGGTGCTTTGCTTAGATAATCGTATCTTTGTATGGGTTGATATGGTTGAGCAAGGTATACGCCGAAAGGGGAATATTCAAAAACCTAAGTCAATCTACCATTTTTTTACTTTTACTTGTGATTAAGACTACCCTAAAAAGTAGTCTTTTTTTATTTACCTATTAATTTTATTGTGTTGATTTTCAATGACTTATATAATATTTGTATATATTTTTAAAATATTTTTTGTATATATAAAAAGTATGTATATATTTGTACTCAGATAACAACAAGTAAAAATTAGAAATTATGAAAGCAAAATTTGAAATCAAAGCATGGTTAGGTAGCAAAAGAGAAGAAATCATTTCTAACTACAACAAACTAACAACTGAAGCACATTTTAACGGAATTTCTTTAAAAGAATTTATGTTGAAAATATTAGCCTTAATGGAAATAAATAACCCGAAAAGTGAAAAAAGAGCTGAGTCTTTATTGCCTTTATTAATGGGTGATGTATATGTTAACAATAGCAAAATAGTTGCAGAAGATAAAGTAACAAATGCTTTGAGAGCAAAATATGAAGGTACAGCTTATATGGCAATGGTATAATAAATAACAAGTAAAAAATAGAAATCATGAAAACAGTAAATTTCACAAGAACAGGTTACGGGCAATGGAATGCATCAACAGAACACTACGGAAAAACAATTAATATTCACTTTACAGATGCACCAACTTATGACCTTATTAGCTCTAAAGAAAGAGGCTATAAAAAAGCAATCAATTTATTAAGATATAGAATAATACAAGCTAACCAATAACATGGCAGATAGTAAAAACTACAGCTACAAAGCATCGGGAATAATTAAAATAGTATTTACAAAAAAAGGAAAATTTGTTGCAACGGTTACAAATAGTAACCGATTGAAAGAATACCCTAAAACAAAATATGATATAATAGAAATAATATGAAGAAAGCAAAATTAATCCACTTAACCCCCGAAACGATTGCCTATTGGTCTGACATTGCCAAAGCCAATGGGTCTACATTCAAAGTATTTATCCAAATGTTATTAGAAGAAAGACCAAAACTAAAAAAATAATGGAATACGTTTTAAACATACTAGAAAAAGAAAAAGACATTTTAATCAAATGTTTAAAAGAATGGGAAAGCAAAGAATACCCATTGGCCAAACAAGATAGAGAAGATAAATTAAATCAAATCAATGCAGTTATTAATTTAATAAAAAAATAGAAATCATGGAAAACGAACTAAACGACGAACTAAGCCCACTAGCAAAAAGAATATTAACCGATTTAACCTTTGTATTATGTGTACTAGTATTTTTCCTTTAAACTTTAACAACGAAGCCATCAAACGTTTTTGGCTAAACAAAAATGTTGAAAACCAAGTTCGATCAACATTTAACGAAGAATTATTAAAACGTGTAATTGAAGCTAAATTAAAAAAAGATGAAAGACTACAAAATTATTGAGCCTAAAGAATTTTATCATTTGTATAGAAGCCTATCAACTGAAAGTAGACTAAATTTTTCAGAAAAGATAAAACGTCAAGATAAATATATTTGTAGATATAATATAAAAATAGAAGATTTTAACTATCTTAATGAGCTTTTAAAATTAGAAAATCCAAACACAATAGGCGAAAAAGTTGAGTTTGATTACTGGCAAATACAAAAATATTTTCAAGGATTAACGCAATTAATCAATACACCTGAAGACTTTCAAATATTAAGACAAAAAGAAAAAGATGCAATAATCGAAGAACATAGAAAAATTCACAAACAATTATTAAACTATAAAAATTAAAAAAAAATGGATATTAATTTAACCTTATATAGTTTCAACCCAGCAAACGAATTTGATTTAGTAAATTTTAGCGTTGAAAAAGAACATGTAAAAATTTCTTTAAAATCTTGGGAGGATGAAGATAACGGCATACTTGATAAAATAATTGATATAGATATTGAAGATTTTAAAAAATTAGTAAAAATAATAAATGATATAAACCTATAAAATTTAAACAAAATGGAAACTAAAAACAACAGCGGAGCTATCTTTAAAAACACTAAAACAAAAGAAACTCAGCCTGATTACCGAGGAAAAGTAAACGTAAACGGAAAAGAAATGGAAATATCTTTGTGGGTAAAAGAATCAAAAACAGGCTCAAAGTATTTCAGCGCATCGTTTCAGGAGCCGTATGTTAAGCCAGTAAGTCAAGAAGTGATTAACCAAAATACTGCTCAAGATTTAGCGGATAACGATTTGCCTTGGTAATTATGAATGATTTACAAGTAAATAGAATTAAGGCGGCGAACAAACAAGTAATTGATAAACACAAAACTGAAAAAATTGACATTAACCAATTAATTAATCACATTGACGAATACAATTACAAGTCATTAGGATGGGTTAAAACAAAATTATTTCAGCGTTTAGACGAATTAGAAATTGCAATCAATTCAACAAGCTATCAACCTTGGACGACATTTGAAGTAAAATGGATTAAGGATAACTATAAAAATACAACGGCTCGACAATTGGCTATTGATATGAATAGAAGTCATGCAACTGTTAAGAAAATGATTTATAGATTAAGACTAAAAAAATGAATGAACTAATATTACAATGGGCAGAAGAACGAGGTATTTTAAAGCCTGAAAACGCAAATAGACAGATATTGAAACTATTTGAAGAATGCGGAGAATTAGCTGGCGCCATGGCTAAAAATAAGCATAGCGAAATAGTTGACGCAATAGGTGACATACAAGTAGTGTTAATCATTCTTTGCAAGCAGTTAGGTTACGATTATGAACAATGCCTTGTTGATGCTTACAATGTTATCAAAGAAAGAAAAGGTAAAACAATCAATGGAATTTTTGTAAAAGATTAAATAATTATTTGTAAATTTGCATAGTCGGGTGAGAGCGACAAACGTAAAAAATTAAACATTAAACCTATTGGTTACAACCTCTCACTTGTAGCCAGTAGGTTTTTTATTTATAAGAAAATGGATATAAACACAGATTATTTAAGGGGCTTAGTAGACACCACGATCGAGTTCTACGAGCTAACAAACGGACGCATTCCAGCGGACAAACAGATGACAGTACGTTATGAAATATTTACAGGCAGTCATTATGTTGTAGGTTGTAAAATTATTTTTACTTACAAATTAACGGTTTCAAGTAAATGGGATATTGATTCAGAGCTTGAAGAAAACTGGATTAAAATTTACGAGAAAGACACTATCAGCGGAGTAGTGAGCGACATTACCGACATTTTATCAGACATTCATTTAAAAACTTTAAATTATTTATAACATGGAAAACTTAATAAAAATACAAAACGAGTTAAAAGTACCAAAGGGTAACTTAAACAAATTCGGTAATTACAAATACAGAAGCGCAGAGGACATATTAGAGGCTGTTAAACCTATTTTATTAAAATATAACGCACTATTAACACTGAGTGATGAAATTATATTGATAGGCTCTAAAGTGTTCTTAAAAGCAACTGCAAAGATAAATGATGTAGTATCTTATGGTTATGCTGAGTTAGCAGAACACAAAGGAATGTCAGCTGAACAGGCGACAGGAACGGCAAGCAGTTACGCTCGAAAGTATGCATTGAATGGACTTTTTCTTATAGATGAGACAGAAGCTGATGCTGATAGTCAAAAGCCACAACCATCGTTATCAGAACAAATCGAAACGGCAAAGGCTAAGATAATCACAGCTTCAAGTATTGAAGATCTAACCGACAAATGGAATAAGCTAACAAAAGTTGAGCAGTCATTTATGCCTGTTGTATTATTAGCAAAGGAATTAAAATCTAAACTTAAGTAATTATGGAAGAAAAACTTACAATTGAAAAATTACAAGAATATAATTTTGAAACTGATATAATAGATAGGTTGTTAAGTTCAGATAACTATGAACAATTTACATTTAATAATAATGGATATTTTTTTGCGAGTAATATTGAAAAAAAAATATACTCAGATAAGGAAGCTTTAAGAAAGTATTATTTTAAAGAAAATGAAATTTCATTTCCATATCATGATTTAGATTTAATACCTGAGTTTTATAAATTAAGTTTAAAAAAACATTTAGTTAAACAAAAAATTTATTTAAAAACTATTTTTAATAAACAAACTGAAATAAACGAGTTCAAACAATTAGAGATTGATAAATGCAAAACAACCATAAATTATTACAAAGAAAAATTTAAAAACAAACCAAAAAATGAAATAATTAAAAAGTATGAAATTTATCTAAATTATTTAATATGGAAGATAAAATAAAACAACTTATCGAGATAGCTGAAAAGCAATATGCTGAAATTGATAAAATGGATATAAACGCTCACACAATAGGCTATGCAATGGGTGTTATAAAATTTATAAAACAAGAATTAGAAACAATCATTAACAAATAGAAATCATGGAAAAATCAATATATCAAATCGAAAACGAATATCAACTATTAATTAATCAAATAATTGAAGCGGAAGGAGAAATCACTCCGCAACAAGAATTGAATCTGCAAATAGCTAAGGAGCAACTGCAAAGCAAAGGTGTTAACTATGCTTATGTTATTCGTAAATTAGACTTTGAGAGCGATTTTATTGACGTTGAAATAAAAAGACTAAGCGCACTAAAGAAAGTGCGTCAAAACTTAGCTGAACGCTTAAAAGATAATATTACACACGCTATGCATACTTTTGAAGTTGATAAGATTGAAAGCCCATTGATTAAAATATCATTCCGTAAATCGCAAGCTGTTGAGGTTGGGGACGTGAATAGCTTACCTAGCGAATACAAAATAGTAAAAGTTACCGAACAAGCTGACAAAATAAAGATCAAACAGGCTTTACAGAATGGTGAACAGATTACTGGATGTTCAATTATTACTAATACTAACTTACAGATAAAATGAAAAAAGTAAAAATAGGAAGTTGCAAGTATATTTATTACAACAGCGAAAATACATACGTATTAACATACGACCCATCGGATGACTGGGTAAATGAGATAAAAGGCAAAGTAGCTTATAAAATAGTTGATACTGGTAATGGTTTAGAAATAACACAAAACAAAAAAAACTTTCTCGATTATTCGGAAGCGGCAGAACTTAAATATTTACTATCTAAAATTAAAATATAATGGAGTACAAACACTATAACAATGAAAACGGAAGCTTATACAAATTCGCAGAACAGCATGAACTAAACGCTTATGAATTTGACGCTATCAAAAGATTAGTAAGGTGCCGCAAGAAAGGCCAATGGTTAAGCGACATAGAGAAAACCATTAAGGTATTAGAGATTTATAAAGAAGAAATGAAACATTTAAATAACGTGTTATGAAGCGTTGTTTCACTTGCAAACGATTAAAACCTTTGATTTGGTTTAAAATTAATAACAGAAAGTATCAATTAAAATCAGACAAAGGTAGGGCGGTTGATTGCAGGTTATGTAACGTTAAACGACTACTTAAACAGAATGGCGAAGTACTTAAGTACAATTATGTAACTAATAAATACGATGCTATTACAATCAAAATTAATTTAATAAATATAATAAAATACTATTTATGAACATAGAAAAAACACACAGAGCCTTATTAATGTACGTTGGTATTGCCAAAACATTGAACGATGAAACGTGCCGGTTCATTAACACCTTTAAGCATGAGAATAAACGTAGATTCAACAACCTAGTAACTGATTTAAACGCATTTCAAAGCACTGTAAGAAACCAAATGAACATGGAGGGAATAGATGCGGCGGAACGTTTACAGGATTATCAACATAGCATTATACAAGAACTTATAGAGAAAGATAACTTTCAAGACATTGAAACTTTCTTAGCTTTTTGTAAGGTACTTCCTGAGATTTATGCTAAGTATTTGAAGCCATACAAACATTCGGCAAAGGATTATTTTACTTCATTGAATAATAGTTGTAACATATTCCGTAACACGATGGCTATTGATAAGGTTAATTTACAGGCATGTGATGAGTATGTTAATGGGTTTGTTATTAGTTTAATTGAAAATAATGTTTGGGAGAAGCCTTGTTAATTCAAAATAATTTATTATATTTGCATCTGTTGTCTGGAAGCAACTAACAAAAACATTAAACTAAAGACCTCTATTCTGCGAGACTTCCAGCTCAAAGTTTAGAGGTTTTTGCATTAAAAAAAGTTATGATAAAATTATTAAAATTAGATGCTAATTTTGGAAGTAGCGATTGTTTAGAAAAAAGAATTAATTTTTTCTTAGATGAAATAAGAAAGGAAAATAAAATTATTAAAGTTGAAATAAAAATTGATAGTGGATTTTTATATGTTATAGTTAATTATTCAAAAGGTTTAATGGTATATTAATATGACGGAATTTAATAGTTACGAATTGAGCCGAAATTGGTTTGATTGGTGTTTTGAAAACCCAGATAAAATAAATACAAATCATACTGCATTGTATTTTTTTATTATAGAACATTGTAATAGATTAGGATGGAAGGAACGTTTTGGACTGCCTACAACTATGAGCATGGATGCTTTAGGTATAAAAAATTATAGAACTTACTCAAAAGCATTTGATAATTTAGTTGAATGGGGATTTATAAAATTGATTGAAAAATCAAAAAATCAATGGAGTGCTACTGTAATTGCCTTAGTAAAAAATACCAAAGCTAATACAAAAGCACTATCTAAAGCAACTCTAAAGCACAGTCAAAAGCAAAGCGAAAGCATTGCTAGTATAGATAAACCTATTAACCTAATAACAATAGAACCTATTAACATACTCTTTGAAAGTTTTTGGAATCTCTATAATAAAAAAGTTGGGGATAAAAATAAAATTGAATCTAAATGGAATAAATTAAAAGATGAGGAACGTCAAAAAATAATTGATACATTGCCAACCTTTTTAAATTCAATACCAGATAAACAATATTTGCCACATCCTGAAACGTATTTGAATAATAAAAGATGGAATGATGAAATTACAATAAACCCAAATACAAATAAAAAACATTATTATTTAAGTAGTCCATTTGGAACTTGGGATGGTCTATTAACTGAAGATGAATTTAAAAATAAAACATTAACTAATTACTGGACTTTAATTAAAATAGCATGATAAGCGAAATATCAATAAATAAAGTAAAAGACTCTGCTAAAATTCTTGATGTGATTTCTGACTATTTAGAACTTAAAAAAAATGGTGCAAATTATATTTGTTTAAGTCCTTTTAGTAATGAAAAAAATCCATCATTTACAGTTAGTCAATCTAAAAATATATTTAAATGTTTTAGTACAGGTAAAGGAGGTGATTGTATTACATTTTTAATGGAATATAAAAAACTTAATTATATCGATTCTATTAAACTTTTAGCTGAAAAGTATACAATAGAGTTAATTGAAGAAAAAAACATCACAAAACAAACTTATACACGTCCTATATGGAAAAATAACACTATATTATCTGATAAGGTTATTAAATGGTTTGAAAATGAAAGAAAAATATCTCAAAACACTTTAAATGATTTAAAAATTAGTGAGGGTATTGAATGGATGCCTAAAAAAAATGATTCAAAAGGTCATAATATAAATACTATTCAATTTAATTATTTTATTGATAATAAATTAATTAATACAAAATTTAGAGATTCTTTAAAAATGTTTAAACTAGTT